CCGCGGACTGATCGTCAAAGCGCAGAGCGTGGCCGCGTACAAAGCGTTGAGCGAGGCTGTGTGAGCGTAAAGCGATAAAGCGGTCGCGCAGCGACCCAAAGCGAAAAAGCGAAAAAAAGAATGGCCTTCGGACAGTGTTCGGAGGCCATTCAAATACTGAGCCGGGGCAACCCCAACCCCCGGCGAAGCCGGGTCGAAAATTTTTTGGAAAAATGAGATTTGAGTAACGTTTCGTTTTTCAGAAGTGAACGCTTCGTTTTGCGAGGCGCGAACATTTCGTTTTGCGGATTATACGTGAGCGGAAATTGACTGCTGAAGAGGCGCAACGTCATTTTATGACATTTCATCAGCAGATAGTTGATACCGTACAACGTCTAAGCCCAGCTATTCAGCCATATTTCAATAGTTTCTTGACTAATCCGATATGGGATTTAGGCAGAACGGGGCCTCAAGGGACTGGTCGGTCAGTGGAAGGTCAGATTTATCAGAGCACCGACGGGCAATATTATAAATACAATAGCGGCAAATGGTACACTTGTGATGCAAATGGTAATGTTACTACAACACCAAGATTACCTATAGATGATGCGGTATTTAGGCGTGAAAATAACATGGACGGCACTACTCCAACAGGAACAGGCAGACCAGAGATTGTTGTATCGCCTCCTCCTAAAAAAGATTATAATTCTGACTACAAGTCCAGTTATCGAGATAATTCTGCTGCACCTAAGCAGGTGATTGTAAAAATTGAAAACCTTATGAACGTCGAGTCTGTAGATCTCTCTAACCCCGACAATAAGGCCGTAATAGATGATTTGAAAGGACAATTAACACAAGCTCTCGTTGATGTAGTTCACGACTTTGACGAGACTTGGCACGGATAAAATGAGTATATGGTCTGATTTAGTCTTCTCAGCTGGCCACTCCGCCCGTTCAATTGTGGGCGGAGTAGGTTATAGCTGGCTTAATGGCAATGGGCCAATTGGGGACTTAAAATTCAAGAGTAAGCCTGCAAGCAAAATAGTCACGGCTCGTGTAGCTCAACAGATTGCGATGCAAATGGCTGAAGCGGAAATAAACAAACTTTTTCCAAGACTTCAACGACAGTTAGAGCGTAATCTGCGCAAAACTGTATTAGAGCAAACAAAAGACAGTGATTATGCCAAATTGATTAAGAGTGGCGAAATTGTTGCGGAAAGTTATGGAAGTAAGTCCACCTCAGACACCAATAAAACGATTGTCGCTCGTGATTATTTGGGACGAAAAGTCCCAGAGGCTTTAATCATGTCTTATCTTGGAGATACAAATATAACATACACATTCCCCAAAGTCATAAAATCTGAGAGCTACAAACTTAAAGAGCAGAATTTACTCCAAAAGCTAATCGAAACATCCCATACGATTCAGCATGATATAATATGGGACTCTGAACAAGATATAACGGTTGACACACAAGAAATTATACATATAGATTTGTCGCCGCAAGTATCGTTATCAACCAATAAGAATCTGATTTTAACGCCAGTTCAAGGTCGAGACTTTACACGAAAAGAATTGATTGCCGGAGGTGATTTAACATTTTCGGTTAATGGCAGTGTTGTGTCTCATACGCCGGGTGTCTATCCGGAAGCAGCTGTGCAACGATTGATCAAGATTGCGCAATACAAAGGAGTAATTGATGTTCATCATTTTATTTTTGACCAGTTCAAGGTAAAACAAATCATTATTAAGGATTTTAATCTTGGCACTCAGGAATTTAAGAACATCCAGCCTTATTCGTTCACTTGTGTGGCGATTGAAGCAGATGAAATTCAGGTGAAGAATGATACTATAGGCGCAATCAATCAAGAGATTCAGTTAAGCCCGATGAATGCTTGGTATCGTTTGATTTTGAATAATAAACTTGCAGAAATCACAGCCGGAGTCGTTGCAAATGCGGCCAATTCAGCTTTAAGCAAAGGGCTTGACATCGAAGGGATGGTAACTAATGTCTAAACAATTATGGTCGAAACTTCAGATAGAACAGATTATCGTATCTTGATATGCTTGATTGAGATTTGGGCTTTTAATGAGGGGGATGACCCTTTGAAAGAGCCTGAATCCCCTAAATTATTTGCGGAAGTCGAAAAAATAGAGATTGAGGAAACATATCGCAAACTGATATGTGGTGCCTCTGTGAAATTTCCCAGAGGCACAATTCTTCATCGCACATTGACGCCTACAAATGGCTGGATATATGACCGCAATACGACTGCGACATTAGGTGCTGACGGCGTGATTATAGAAACAAAAAACACAACCCCCCAGATTAAGAATGATGCTGGCGAGTGGGTTTCGGTAGAAGGCTCAAAGTTGGCTGAAATTGAAGATTTCAAGGTCGGAGATAGAATCCGGATTTCGTTAGGCTATACCAAAGACCCTAAAGTTGTAGATATGATTAGCTATAATACAACCGGAGAATCAATCTATACCAGCAAGACAGTTCTGCAAAAATATAAGAAGGAGTTGAAAGTCATGTTTAACGGATATATTACGAAAGTTAGTCTTGACACTCCTATTGAACTTGAATGCGAAAATCTTGCCAGTGCTCTTAAAATGGTGACATGCCCTAAACGTAAAGGCAAATCAGATGACACTGTGAATACATTTTTGGATTCAGGAAGTGGATGCCTTGATTTGTTGAAAGATACCGGTCTTAAACTGTACCCAAAAACGAAATCATCAAACATCAGTTTGGGTAAGATTGACTTGACAGATGACTTAGTTTTAGCTGATTTGTTCGATATTTGGGTTAAACGCAAAGTATATTCATTTATTCGATTCGATGGTGACACGCCATATTTAGCTGTAGGCCGTTCATACTTCTCAAATGCTGAAGACGATTCGGTTTTGAAATTGGGCGAAACAAATTCCAATATTCCTCAGATTTTCTTTGATTGGAATGTCGCACAAAACGGCTTGACATTGATGAGTACGGATAAAAAATTTGTAGCTGTCGAGGCTCAGTGCTTGGAGCAGAAAGAAGGCAGAGATAAATTCTATAAGATTACTGTTATCCGTAATCCGCAGTATGACCCTACTGATCCAAACTCCAAGCAATATCGTACTTTGAATGAAATCAAAATAACCAAGAAGGGGTTGAAATTGGGAAAGAAGGTTCAGACGGACAGCAAGGATAAAGTAAACCTGAACAAATATACCGTAATTCCATATATGTCTCGAAAGGTGGATTGCCCTCACGACGAACTTGTAGATGAAGCAATCAAGTATCTTGAATCATATAACCCTAATGGCATTGATGGCTCTCTCACCCTATTCGGCGACCTTTATTTGACTTGTGGAATAAAAGTACAGTTAATTGATGATATACATAGGGGCAAGAATGGCTATTATTTTGTAGATGAAGTGAAAACTGAATTCGGAGTGAATGGTTTTCGCCAGACTATCAAATTACCTTACTGTATAAGCAGAACGAATGAGCAATCGGAACAATGATCTGATTAAAAAGGCAATACAACGCATAGCACTTCAGGGGCACGTCGATCCATCATCCGGAGTTTGGCATGATTCGGCACGAATAATCGGTTATGTTGCAAAAATCCACGATGATGAAAGCGATGAGCTTTTTGGAACTGTAGATGTGCAGGAGTATAATACACGCTCTTTTGTTCAGGAAGAGAATGATGTGAAGTTCGGCTACCATGAAGGAGTTTATTTAAGTGCTCTCCAGAACAATAAAGAAGGGTATTTGATTATCCCCAAACTTTATTCTGAAGTTACTATTGCTCTTGATCCGGAGTCGCGCAAGGAATATGTCGTAATGTTTTCTCATGTCGATTTAATTCAGCTTGATTCGCACGAACAGATTAGGATTGGGGTGCGTGAGAGAGAAGAATTTGACAATGACGAAGACGGAGATGATATTGACGAACTGAAATTGACCGGAATATCAACTAATATCGAGTTGGAAAAGGATTCCATTACGACCACTGTAGTCGCAGATAAAGATGCAAAGAATACAGTAACTCAGATAATGGACGCAGATGGATTGAAACAGACTATCGGCGAAGACAAAAGCTCTCAGACGATGACCCAAAAGGAAATTATATTGGAGCATGATAAAGCCAACATGACATTGGATGATTCCCAAGCTAAAATAGAAATGGGTAAGTCTGCGGTCATTGCTGAGGATGGAACAGTGTATGTCGGTAGCAAAAGCGGTACTGACGATGCTGTTTTAGGTCAGCAATTGGCTTCAATCCTTTCCGAATTGGTTGGCTATTTGGGGCAAATGATGACTCCTACGATGATGGGACCACAACCACCGGCAAATGTACTCGGCAGCTTCATTTCTCTTAAAGCTAAGATTCAATCATTCGCTTCAAGTCATAGCGGTTTCTTAACTCAGAAAGTACAAATTCAGAAATAATGGCAGAAATCAAACTACACCCTGATATTGCAAACCTTGAAAAGAATGAGCCTACCCGGTATTCTATATATCAGACTCTTCTTCAAGGTATGAGGGAAGCGAATGACGGTACGCCTCCTGATTATAGTCAGGCTCCTTACTCTACTGATACCGGTAAGACATGGACCGATCCTGATGGAAATGTAGTTCCTTTGCTTGAGCCAAATCAAGGTGTGATTGCTGCAAAGATGGCTGAGATTACTCAGATTCAGATGCAGAACGCAGCCTATTTGTTTGCAAGAGTAATTGACAGTGCAGCAACCAGTGCAGCAGCTGGTATAGACTTAACCAAATTCGTTCAGAAGAGCGGAGATTCAATGCTCGGATTATTGGGGGCATTGAGAGGGTTTGAAGCCGGTTCTAATGATACGAAAATATTTGATGTAACCATAAACGCAGCCCAAGAAAACGTGGCTCATGTATATGGTTTCTTGTTGGTGGATAATGATGTAACTATTGACGGACAACTAAATATGTCTGACAATGGCATTTATTTCTCTAAGCATCAGTGTATTTTCTATAAAGATAATGCTTTACAGCTTGATTCTCAGAATATCAAACTTACTGGAGATGTGTCTATAGACGGCACATTTACGTTGGGTGATGTTTTGATAAATCAGCATGGCATATTTTGGGGAACCAAAGAATTTTATCATTCAGGCAACTGTAATGATTCGTCAACAGATTGGTCGATGAAAGACGCTCATGTCTATGGTGACTTGACTGTAGATGGAGCTGCAAATTTCAGTGGCCGTTTGAAAGCCTTACAAGGTTTCGATCTCGGTGAAAATGGCGATGCAATATTTTACTCCAATTATGACAATGCTACTCAAAAAAGCAAAATCATAATGCGAACAGACTTGAATATTGTAGATGGCTACGGTATCAAGTTTGATGATGAATATATTGTTCGTGTACGCGGAGGAGCTGACAATATCGTATCGTTTGCCGCGCCGGGTAAAATTATGAATTTGGGTGATAGCGGTGGCACGGCAGACAACCCATTAGCGACCCAATTCATTTCATTGCAAGCTGACATCAAGAATGATAAGAATACTTATGTTATGGTGTCAAGCAATGGCGATGGTGATTTTAGAAATTCATTTCAAGCCGGTTGCGGAAACAGTGGATCAATAGTCATCAGGACTTATTATCATTCTGCTGATGATTGTGGTGTAATGTTTCCACGCAACATTGCTCTTGGGACTGAAAATGGTCCTCACATTTACTCGGAGGGGACATTTGATACTCTATTTGTTGCGTTACCGTTTACTCATGTAGATGATGCCAGTTCTGTGACCGATAGATTAGGGTTACAGATATATTTTGGCGCGAGCAATTATCCTTGGCGCAATCAGTCGTTGCTTGTTGATGCCAGTCTGAATTTTGACAATGAAGGAGAATATTTCATTTTCAGGAAGCCGGTTTTAAGCAAAAGTTTTTCAATTTTAAGCGAGAAATACCAAACGCGGCTTGAAGAAAATGCCCTATTCTTTAACACAGGAATATTCATTGAGGGTGTTTCTGATGGAATGGCGTTTACAGGTAACGCCTACTACAACAATAATGTGCAATCCCCGCGATTTGCCAGTGGATTTGCCGGTTATGGTTGGGGTATTATTAAAAGTGAATTCGTTGGTGGTTATCACGCTACTTTCGACGAGCTGACGGTTCGCAAGAAAATGCGAATCTATGAACTTGAGGTTCAGAAAATAGGTGCGACAAATGGTTCTCTGTGGATTTCTGACTCATGTTCCGGCGATCTGGTTGAAGAAATCAGTGAAGCGTTTTAATGTCAATTCCCAAAATACGAAAGTTTAGAATTTCCATAAAACCAGAGTCGGCCAAGGGTCAACCGGACGGAAATGGCGGCAAGACTCAGGGTTTAAGAACAGGTGACATTGTGCGCCGTCAATATTTTGATGGTCACAATGTCATATACTCTTTGATGTGTGTTGTCGATTATGGCGTAGATAAGATTGATGTGGAGGAAGCAGTTGTAGATTCTAATGGCAACTACGAATTGCTCTCGCAAGACCCTATCGAATATAAGACACACATTGTTGAAAAGCAACAGCCGTGGTTTATAGGCATTTTGTTGGAAGGCGACGCTCCTATGCCCGGCGAAGTATTGGACTTTGTTAGAATCACTAATCTATTCGACCAGTCACGTTCCGGAGCGTTGTATTTGACAGCTTCAGACGCTGAAAGTCCGTTTATGGATGTCATTGACGGTATTGGCAGGAATTGTAGTCTGACATGGCCTGAGAACATCAACAATACGGAATTTGACGACCCTCAAAGTCAGTATATTGTTACGGCAAATCAATGTGAGGTGGAATACATCGCCTCAGAAAATGATAGAAAACGTATTTGTCGAATCAAGAAATTGATTGGCGGTAGTGCATCAATTAAGCAAACATTCACTCAGTACGTCAAGAATCCGAATCAGGTTCTTATATCATTCTGGGCTAAAGCGACCACAGCCCGTAAGCTGAAGATGTCATTGTCGTATGTTGACGATTCTCGTACAGATGGGGAGGTTGATGTCCAAGTTGGTACTGATTGGGAATATCATTTATACCCCATAACGATAGATAATTCTGGTCGTCATCGACGTGCAATATCCTTTAATCTGAGTGCCATCCAGTCTGATGAGGAAATTTATATAGCGGACTTCAATGCTATCCTACTATCCAGCGTAGTAAACTTTGGAGAAGCCAGCCAAATCCGTGTAGGTAAATTGACAGGCATTTCAGATCCTGTGTTTGGGAAGCTGGATAGTTATGGCGGTTATTTTCAGAAACTGTTTGCCAGTACATCAGCGCATATATCGGGTACATTGACTGCTGGCGATGAGAATGGCTTTGCCGCGACCTTTTATGCCGGTAAAATCCATAAGAACGCATTTCTCAACTCTCTTGAACCTGATGTTGATATTCTGCCAATGTCAGATTCAGATTTGTTGAATACACATAATACAGTAAATCCCACAGGAGTAGGTCAAGTATTTGAAGTGAGCCGTTCAATTTCGATGAAAGCTCAACTATATGATTGGCTGTACCAAACTGATAATGTAAGAATTGGTGCTGATTATACTTTCTCATTTTGGACGTATTGTGAATGTGGAGGACTGCTTACAATTCTTCAAAACGCAAAGATAGTAGGCACTATACAAATTCCGCACTCTGAGGTGCTTGGGTGGCATCGTCAAAAGGTGACATTTAAGTTGCAAGATACTGAAAATGAAGATGTAATCCTCTCGATTGTCCCTAATTTGTTGCCATTGTCAGGGAATGTTGCTGATTCAGCGGAGAAGAGATTGCTTCTGTTTACAGCACCTCAGTTGGAGGCCGGTCGAAATGTTACTCAGTATCAACCTACTGATGAAGTGGTTACACATTTGTGTGAAGATTATGGCGCATGGTTTAATCGTGGCGGCATCGGTGGAACAATTCAAAATCCTCTTTTGAAACTAAATGCTGATGGAAAAGGTGCGATTGAAGCTCGTAGCAAGTCGTTTAGGATCAATCAGGATGGCTCTGGTTATCTCGCCAATCACGGCATTGAATGGGACAAGGACGGCAATGTTGTCTTTGGTCCGAATGTTCATTTGAATTGGGGCAATCTGGGCGATGATACCAAGCATAATCTTGAAAACAAGTCGGTTCGTTTGACCGGAGGCGATACATTTGCAGCTATGGGTAGCACTGATTCAGGCGTGTTGTACACTCCTGATTTCGTGAAATTGACTCTTGAGGAAACTGGCATGAATCAAGTTGCCAGTGGTCGTAGGTGGTATTATAAGACTGAGCAGGGGTTTGTTGAAATTACCAATGGACTAAACGATATTAAGACCGAATTGACAATCTACCCGACAGATTCGTATTGGGGCGATAAAGAAAGTCAGCTTGTGATTAAAATTGTTGACACTTATCTTGAAAAAGAATATGTGGACACAATTACGATTCGTAAATATCTGATGGAAGGTTATACGGTCGTCGTTTCATCATCCAAGGGCAATTCATTCAGAAATGGAACAGTTGATACGGTTTTAACCGCTCAGGTATATTATCAAGGCGAGGCTGTTCCTGAAGAATTTGTAAATGAGCACTTTATATACCAATGGCACAAATACCTTCTTCCTGATTTGCAGAATGAACCAGAAAATTGGTGGATGACGGCAATTGTTTCAGATACTGGTCATTCGCAAATAGTTGCATTGAATCGAAACTCCAAGACGCTTACAATTTCCGGACAAATCAGTGGCGCAGAAGCATACGTTTGTGAGATTTTAACCAAAAGTGGAAACTGTTTCCCTTATGATTTCCCTATTATTTTCTAAAAGGACATAAGTAATGTCATTACCTATTGAACCAAAAGTCGAGAATCAAGGATTGACCCAGCACGGTCGATTGACCGCAGCTGAGTTCAATCTTTTGCTCGAACAGATAAATAAAAATACTCCACAACCGGTGGCAAGTGAAGAGGCTCTCGAACAGATGATTCAAGATGGGAGCATAGTTGAAGGCCAAATATACTATATCCCGGAAGAATAATGCTTGCGATAGGCAAAGATTCTGCTGGTCAATTTTTCATCGGCTCAACACCGATTGCATCTCTGTATCTCGGCGCAAAACAGGGCGCAATTTTGATATGGGAAGCAATCTCGAATTGTCTTGCCGGTGGGTGGTGGCAACATGGTCATGGCTGGCAATATGGGATAGGCTGGTATCAGAAACAATAATAATTTTAATGGCTAAGAAGCTCAAAGTAGTAAAGAAGCAAATTGAGTCCTTACAAGAACCGTGGTGTGACCCTGATGCCGGTACATGCCACGATATTAAGGACATTGAGGACTTCATCAAAGCCCAATTTGAGAAAGCAGCGAATGATTTGAAAGATGGGTTGAATTCCAAACCCTCCTTCTTTCATCGTTCACAGGACAAAGGGACAGACAACTGCTATCACATTTATGGATTCGCATCTGAAGAAGATTATCTATCATGGAATTCAGACCCTGATAGCAATGCCGAATTGCTCTTGTCTGATGTGTCGCTTCCAGATACCGGAGGTGGCTCTACAGCTGTAAGCTATATCGTTAATCTTCTTCGTGACAGCAGCGGCAATATTGTAACGATTGACAACACGGTAAAACTACGTCTACGCTTTACCTCTCAGGAATTCAATCCTATTAACCAATCCACTCAGGACACCACTGAAGGCGGCGTTTTGACCGTTCAGACGCGATTGAACGATACCGCTCAATGGGCAACAAAAGGAATGGTGGCTATTCCATCATTGCCAGCAGATTCAACGGACTGGACTGAGGTTGACATCACCTCTATGATTGCAAGTGGCACTCAGCAAGTTCGTATCATCGTAAAAGGTGAAACGACAGAATTAAGTACCAGATACTTGCGTTTTGAGGTCACTAAAACAACTCTTGGCCTTCAGCTGTCAACTTTGTGGGAGCAGCCCGTGACTGACGGTGTACTTCGATTGGCTTACTATATCAATGGTGCAGTAAGCAAGACGCTTCATGTGTTGATTGATGGTAAGAGGAAATTGGAGTTGCCTATCGGTGCTTCTATTTATACTGAAACACCATACCAGTTTAATGTATCGGACGCAGAAGATGAGACCAATAAAATCATCACACACGGCGTTCACAACGTTCAGGCTTGGCTGTCTGTAAACAATTCAGATGTGGTGAGTGAAACATTGACCTCGCAACACATAATTGTTACGGATCCGACCGATACTACGCCGTATCTGTTGCTGAATGAACTCAAGCAGTCAATTACGAACTGGACAACCGAGCAACTGTTCACATATTCTCTATACAATCCGTCCGGCGAGTCTATGCCGCTAAAACTGGCATTGATGAACTATGACGGAACCGAGACATATATGACACTGGATTTGGGCGATGTCGCGCCAAATGAGCGCAAAGCGTTGATTAACGTCATCGAAATTGAATCGGATGAAGTTAAGATTGATGCCTACATGCGCTTCCTGTCAGGCGATACTGAAATACATTCAATGATTGGTTTCACTGTTGACAACGCTGAGAATTTTGCCCCGACATCCGGTTATTCGATGGCTATTAATCCTCGCTCCAGAACGAATGATGAAGCAAATCCTCAAACGATTATTGACAGTGTTACTGGCAATGTACTTCCTTCGGTTTGGAAAAATTTCGGTTTGGTGACAGACGGTTGGCTTGAAGATGAAGACAACAACAAGTGTCTTCGCATTCCTTCAGGTTCTTCAATCGACATAGATTACGAAACTTTTCAAGATTATATAGGAACTGACAATCGTCGCTCACTATCTATAGAGCTCGATATTGCCACTCGCAATATCACTGACGAAACCGATTCGGTTCTCAGAATGTGTTCGTATATGCCTGATGGTTTGCCATTGGGGTTTGAAGTGTTGCCAGTTAGCGCACGTTTCCTGACTCAATCTAACAGAACCGTAGATGACCAAGATGTTGGTTTCTTACGCAACAAGCGTACCCATTTGATGCTGAACATAGTTTACGGTATCAACGGCACGACTGTTAACATGGCGCGTATTTTCGTGAACGGTATCTTGTCTCGTGAGTTTAGCTGGCAAACATCTGATGTTTTCGTGCAGTTTGTTGATGGTGTTCGTACATCGCAAGGCATTCGGCTTGGCTCAAACGGTGCGGACATTGATATATACAATTTGCGTATATATCGTACAGCCTTGGCGTCTTCGGATGTGCTTCAGAATTTTATGGCAGCACAGCCTACTGTCAGTCAAAAGCTGGCTATCAGAGAGTCAAATGACTTGCTTGATGATAATGGTCGTATCTCTTACGCTAAGGCACACGAGAAATGCCAGACAATTTGCTGGTGTATTGAAACCGGAGCACATCTTCCTGCTTATGGAGATACCAAGAAGTATGAAATCTTGGCACCTCAGACTATTATTGGTCGTAGGACTGCTGAAGGATTTTTAGACGAATTCTTGTACAATTGGTTTTTGCTTGGGCAGGGTACATCATCCATGACTTATTGGGGCTGGAATATTGCGATGAATCCCAAAACCAAGAATCATAAAGATGACGCTACTCTCGCTGCGATAAAAGGTACTTGGGTTGACATTCATGGCGTTGAGCATAAGAGCGTTTATGCTCTTGAAGACGGTGATCCATTGGCGGCTAAACTGGTGGCTAAAGCGAATTGGGCGTCTTCTCAGCAGACTCACAAAATGGGTTCAGTCAATGCTTTTAACGATTTGTGGAAAGCAGTAACCGGCGGTTCAACCATGACAAATACAGAAGGCTTTGAGAAGTGTCGTGTATCGGTAAAGCAAGAAGAATTTCTTGGTTTTGTGAAGATTGGCGACAATGAGCCTGAATTTGTAGGTCTTTATACATTTGGTCCCGGCAAGGGTGATAAACCGACTTTTGCTTGTGATGAGAGTAAATTTCCACATTATTTAATGTTGGAAGGTTGCGATAACGGTCAGCCTCTTACCAATCATCGTATTCCTTGGAATGACGATGTAGCTCTCGATGATGACGGCGAAATCTATATGTTTAACGGTGGTAAACAATGGGAGATTTGCTTGGGGTCTGAGGACAACGTGAGCTACTTCAGAAGTGCTTTCAATTTTGTGTATCTTAATTCTCCGCATATTCATCCATTTGTGGGCAAATTGTCGGATTTGCAAAAATCCACAACTGTCAATAATCAGCACTTCTATTGGGTCACTCAAGCTGGTGACGGAGCCTCACAGTATGATTTGTTCCGATACGATGTGCTCACAGAACAGTGGGTCGATGCCGGTGTAACCAAACTTGGGGAGGGCAAGTACGCCAAACTCAATTTATCTTCAGACTTGGGCATTACGCCTACATCAAATGTCTGGGAAACAGTCAATGAGCAATTCAAATCTGCGAGAATCAATAGATTCCGTGAGAATGCGCATCTATATTTCAGGATAGATGATTCTTTATTCCACATTTGCTTCGTTTTGTTGATCGCTGCAACTGATAACCGAGCCAAAAACACATACCTCTACCTCGATTATTATCAGGGGCGTATCGTTATCCATTTTGCGCAAGATGACCTTGACTCCATTAAGAAAACCGATAATGAAGGTCGTTTGAATAAGCCATACTACATTGAAATTCACGATAAAAACAGTGACAATATGCCCTATTGGAACGGTGAAGAAAATGCTATGTATGACTTGTTTGAACTGGCATTTCAGGATGAGATGCGTTCAATGATGCGTTCAATCCTGACCGCAATGGCTGCAATTGCTTCTCAGCAAGGTGCTATCAAAGAATACAACAGTGATCCATTGATGCAGTTTATGGAGAACTATTACTACAGAATAGCTCGTTCAATACCGGCAGTCGCGTACAATGAGACTGCCCGCATCAGGTATGAAGCCGCTGCAATCGCTTGGGATAAAGGTACATATACAGCCTCGGTTCATCCGCTTGCTCAATCTCTTGGTTCGCAGTTGGAAAATGAGCTGGAGTGGATGCGTCAGCGTCTTATCTACATATCGTCCTATGCTTCTTATGGTCAGTTTGCGATGAATGGTCAGGGTTCACTGACATTCCGTTCCGTAAAAACTTTGGCTGGCGAAAATCCGACTTACAACTTTGATTTAACCCCTGCGATGTGGTTATATCCGGCTGTAAGTTCCGGTTCTTCTACATACTTTGGCACAGGCAATACTCGCCCGGTCAGAGTGAAAGCCGGAGAAACATTCACTCTTGCCGGAGTTCCTTCAGATGGCAATACCAATATCCAGTTGCATGGTATTGACTATTACACTAAAATAGGTGAATTCGGCAACAAACCTCTTCAGGGTGCGTCCTTCGGTATTGCAGGCGAGCGTTTGATGGAATTTATTGCTTCAGCTGAACCGGTTGAATTTCGTCCGCCATCTGTAACGGCTACAGCATTGATGCTTCGTAAGGTTGACTTGCGAAATCGTAGTTCGGTGACTGGTGCATTGGATTTCTCTATGCTGACACGTTTGGAGAATCTGGATATATGGGGTACATCTGCTACTCAATTTATGGTTGGCGACCCGACAAAAATCATCAATCTATCCCTACCGGCTACATTGACAGCATTGTCTTTGATTGATTATACCCATCTGGATTCTGAGCATTTTGAAATTGAAGGCACGAACCAGATTCAGACCTTGACTTTCAAAAATTGTCCGAATCTCAGCAGTCAGCAGTTGATAACAAGCCTGTTGGTTGAGGAAGATTCTCGCCTGAGCAGTTGTAAAATTGACGGTATCAATTGGGAGAATTTCTCTGTTAACTATCTTATGAAGTTGGCTAAGATTGAGGCTGAACTGGAAGGTACTATCAATTGCGGCTCCACTCAGTATCTGACTTTTGAAATGAAGAAACAGATACTTGAAAAATGGGGAAATGTTGATGACCCTAACAATCCATTGAAAATCAATTACACTAAGCGAAGCCTTCAGAATGTTGGTATTGCCGGACAAAAATATTTTGAAGAGGTAGGTGACTACACTCTTGGAGTATCGCCCAATTCAGTGAATGCCAACAACTTTATTGGTATAAGGTGGTCAATCAACAACAATGGTTATGCGACCATTGACCCCAAAACCGGAGTGCTGACTGTGAATCGAGTTGGCACTGAAGAACAGGCTCCGACTGCACAGGTTACGGTAATAGTCTCACTGTCAGATGGTTCTGAGATTTCTGATACCGTTACAATTAGCTTCTATCATAGAACTTGCAAGCTCGGCGACTATGTGTTTGCTGATGGCTCCTATTCTAATGTGTTAGACCGTTTTAAAACAGTTGTTGGAATATGTTTCTACATAGACCGTAAGAATCCTGAGCGTAGATTAGCTGTAGCTCTTTCAGATGTTTCAACCGGTATTCAGTGGGGATTATATTTCAATAACGGTACCGGTTCGTGGGCTGAAGGTGGTACTGATGACTTGAATTATAACATTCGTAATATCGAGTTGGATGATACTTTGAATTACGATTGCTATGACATCCCATCAATAGCCAATATCGGTACTCGTGGCTTGACAACATCGGCCGGAGCTGATAACGCTTATATCTCTGCTGATACTTTTCGTGATGAGCAGTATGGCGATGAAGACGGTTTCAAAGCGATGCCAACAGGTTCGGCAATGGCTGACATGGGTTTTCAAGAGCTGAAATCTCCTATAGCCGGATATAAAGAGGGCGATGTGATTTCTAAAAGTTTGTTAAAAACATTGCAAATCATTCAACATCGTGACCTTATTCTGGGCGACTCTTCGGTAAACTTGCCGATACCGTATGCAACTGATAAAATGACTGAAATGGAGCACTTAAATCAGTTGATGACGGATATTGTCACTGAAATGGGTCATGCAAAGTACCGTCAGTATTACTATCCGGCAGCTTCACTTTGTCACGCTTATCAGCCAGCGGTTAAAACCGGAGAGGTGCTTTCCCCACTATTCTTAGCCGGTAAGTGGTCATTACCGTGCGAAGGTGACTTGGCAAGATTATGCTGGTTCCACAAGTGTGGCTATGAGCTTACCAATGACGGGGCGATTTTCGCTCGCGGCAGAAATGACAACGTGTTCAGTGCTTTTACTAATACTTGGTACTGGAGCGCGTCCGAGAACAGCCGGACCAGCGCTTGGACCGTCAACTTCTCGGATGGCAGCACGTACAACTACGTCAAGTCCAGCAGTAGCAGGGTTCGAGCAGTTGTCGCATTTTGAGTTCTTTCGCCCGGCTCATTTAAGAGCCGGGCATAAAAACAAGTATAAAATATAATTTATTGGTACACAACATTTTATCCAAAGCATGAAACATCAATCTTCACAAACTCCTGTCTATAGACTTACGGAACGGCTGATGATTCTGTCAATCCCGATGATCAGCCGACTTCCAAAGTCTGTGCCTTACCAAGTTTTGGGAGGTAAGTTCATTAGCAACATCAATGATTGTCTTGACATCATTACGCTTGCTTATGGGCTGGACAAAAATTCTTCTACATACGAAATCTCTCGTAAAGAATGTCATGGGAACCTACATCTACGCATAACATCGTTGAAAACAACAATGCGCGTTTTCAAAAAGGTGAGGTTTACCAATCATAAAGGGGACGTAGTTCCTGTGGTTTCGCCAAGACATGAGGGTGAGTTTGTAGATTTAGTGAACCAAATCAGCGTCCAAATTGACGCTTGGCTTGGGCGATAGTTGTCGCAAATGCTTCATATACCACAACTACGGTTATGGATATAAATAATCTCTTATCATTGAATGGGTGTGGTACAGGAGCAGTGTTTGACGCTGCTTTTGTTACGACGAAAATTAACCACATGGCTGCGCGTAGCGCGTCCGAGAACAGCCGGAACAACGCTTGGAACGTCAACTTCTCGGATGGCAACACGAACAACAACAACAAGTACAACAGTAACAGGGTTCGAGCAGTTGTCGCATTAGATGAGGAGATTAAAGAAGGTTGGGTTCGTGCTAAGGACGAATGTTGTGCCAATAAATATTCTACTTCTCAGTGTGAAGAATGGCGAATGATAGAGCATTGGGAGCTATGGAACCTGATGTATGAAATATACTATGGGAACTATCAGCCAACGACATCAACATGTTTTATCGTCAGCTTTCCTTCATATCGAGAAATATTTGCTGCTGCGTTTCGAGATAGAGTGGTTCAACACTGGATATGCGCCAGATTGAACCCTCTTTTCGAGATGCGGTTTCATCTTCAAGGCAATGTGTCATTTAATTGCCGAAAAGATTTTGGTACCCTGAAAGCAGCGCAAGCACTCAGGGTTGATATGGAACAGATGAGCAACAACTGGCAAGATCATAATATTTGGATTGGCCGGTTTGATATTAAGGCTTTCTTTATGCACATTGATAGAAATATCTTATGGGCATTACTTGAGACTTTTATCAGAAAATATTATACTGAGAAGGACCTTGATGTCCTTCTCAGATTAACAAAACTGCAAGTATTTCATTGTCCACAAGATGATTGCATTCGCAAATCTGATATTCGTTTATGGGATTTGCTGCCGCCTCATAAATCAATGTTCAAGAGACCGCGCAACTTTGGCATGGCTATAGATAATATTCTCAGCCAATTATGTGCGAACTTCTATTTGTCATTCTTTGATGATGTGATGAATAGACTGTGCAGACGGTATAATTGTGCATACAAGAGATTTGTAGATGACTTCACTATTGTTGGCGAGAAGCAAGCTATATTGAAAATCCGAAGTGTCGCCGAGCGTTGGCTGAGTTTGTATCTACATCTGACACTACATCGAGATAAGTTCTATCTTCAGCCGGTTCATCATGGTTGCAAATTCGTCGGCACCGAAATCATGCCGCACCGTACTTATTTGGCTAACAGAACTTATGGTGGAATGCACGACCAGATGTTTGCCCTTGCCACATTATGTCGTTCTATTGCTCACAGAGGAGCGACCTTGCATAAACTGAAAAGATTACAAAATGAGGTATCGTCGATGAATTCGTATATCGGATTCTCAGTTCACCACAGGTCATTCCAGGTTAGGCGTAAACTCTACGCCCCATTTGTAGAGGATATTAGAAAGGTTTGTGTACTTAACTCGGACATGGGATTTGTTCGGGTTCAAAAGAAATATGATTATCAACGTAATTTAATATTGAAGGAGGAAAGAGATTATGAATATCCAAACTGGATCTACTCGGCCTGAATCAGTTACATTTATTAAAAAGTTGGGTATCAAGCAGCGAACCATAAATTTTGACATCGTTGAGGTTGAAGGGAGCTTTGAGTGGGTCTCAATAACATTGAAACTTGGAGAATGGAGTTACAGCTCTATTGTCAAGGCTATCATCTATGCAAAATACAGCGCCGATCAGATAGAAGCCATCAACTCTAATATCACTCGTTTAATGTTTGCTCCAGATTCTGTTCCGGCTGATAAAGCTGCTGAATATCGAACTGAAGCCCTTGAATTTCAAACATGGCGCGATCATGCTAAAGAAATTGCAAAAGAATTGCTTGAGTCAGAGTTCTAAAACCTAACCCATTATTCCGGTGCGGACTATTCTTCATAAACAAGAAGAATGGCTACAATTGCACAAGGAATGATAACATTGTCTTCGGTGAACGATGCTTACTCAGTATCGCTCTCACCGAGTTCGTGTGTTATAAATGCTGATTATAATGGCAAGAATCCCAAGCTGATATACGCCTATTCTGACATTAGAGTAATTCGTGGAGAAACCGCTGTACCATTTGATAGACCAAAATTCTTGGGTGCGACCAACAATAGTGATGGCGATATAATCCAAATTGATGAAACCACTTGGCGAGTCCAATTTACATCTATTCCAGAAACGGATTTAAGTGGTAGTGTTCAATTTGAAATTAAGGTTGGTACAGACTTCCAGACGGTCGTTACATTTGCGTACACCGTTGTCAGAGAGACTTCAATGTTGGATTGGATTCTTGACTGGAACGGTACATATACGGAAATTTCAGGTAAATGGATAATCACACCTAAAATTTTCGCGGGCACAAAGAATGCTGATAATGAGATAACTGGTGTATATCTTGGCCCGGCATTTGATAATAGTGGAAGCACTGGTTTGTATGGCTATAA